AAAGAATGTGTTCTCGTAGAATCTCTGTGAATAATCTAAAAATACGTCTGAACCATTCTTAACACCCGCATGAGTGTCATTAATTATAGCTATCTTCATAATGTATTAAGCGTAAAAAGATTCAAACGAATCAATTACCTTCTTCTTTGCTCGTTGTCTCTTCTTCAACTGCTTTCCAAATTCTTTGATCTTATCATCTTTGGCTCGATTCATCTGACTCTTATAACGAACTTGTTCAACAATGGAGTCCGAATCACATTGACCATCAAATTCAGCAAAAGCATCAGCACCAGCATAATCAATGTATCTCTCTTTAATATCTTGTTGCTTCTTTTCCTTTGCGATTCGACGAAGGAAAGCATAATATGATATCTGTGTGAAGTATGCAAAAGCATTTGGCAATCCTGTTCGTGTTGCCCTTTCTACATCATAATTCATAATAGCCTTAATACAATTCTCGACTGCATCCATTACCATCTCTTCTCGGTATGTATATGAAAAGAAGTTAGGCTTGTGTGATAGTCCCTCAGCTATTTTAAGGAAACAAGAACCTATGTATTCAGTAACATTGGGTTCACTCTTATCTTGTTCTCTAGCTTCATTTACCGAATTCACATAATCCACTACAGCTTGGGAGAACTCTTTGTTATTTACATAGTGTTGTTTTGCACGTTTCATTATATAGTATAATATATATTGTATTTAATATGTCAATACCTTATTTAGGGTTTGACATCGAGTTGACTTCTCTTTATAATTGATTTGAATCAAACAAAGAATACCTAATTATTCCCAGGTTTCCAATACCATCTTTTGATATGCTCATTAAAATCTTGTTTGTCAAGACCATTTAAGAAGACTTCGTCTATATTGTCCATCTCCAATAAGGTTAGCATGGCATCATCTCGTTCATCCTGTCTTTCTTTATTAAGAAGAATGTATTTGAAGTAATGTGCTTTTAATTCGAATAATGCCTCCGAACGACTAACTATATTGTCAGCATTCAATTCGGTTAGATCATGTAGAGAAGAAAGATTCCATTCAACGATATGATATCCTTCTTCTGTATAGATTATCTGTGCGGGAAGAGTTACAAATATTGTATTACTGTATTCTGTCGATTCTTCAATGTCCACTTCTTCCGCAACGATGTAACTACCATCTGTGAGACGATACGTATAGATGTCTGCATCCAGTATTTTTTCAATCATATTAATCATAAAGGTACTTCGTGTATTTGATAATTAAACCTCTCTTTATTATATATCTTTACTCTTTCAACAGCGTGATTCAGTGTGTAGTTCTTTCTCTTTTTCCAAGATAGATCATCTGCTAAATCATAGACCACTGTTCCCTGTCCATTCTCACTCTTTCTCAAACCTCTACCGATGGATTGAAGAACTCGAATCTGTGACTTTGTTGGAGATGCGAAAATAATATTGTGAAGATTTCTTATATTTATCCCAGTACTGAAGGTGCCCGAATCATTCACGAGGATGCGACAATAATCGCACCCTCAAACCTTTCTATTTTACTTGGTTTCATTTTTAAGTTTCCTTTCCCTTGCTTCTTTTCGTTTTTTAAGCATCATCGCTTTAAATGCAGGATCTTTCCATTTCTCTTTAAGTCTATTAGAATGTTCTTTATTCTTCTCTTCTGAACGTTTTGGACGTTTCAACATTTTAGCTTTAAACTCAGGATCTTTCCATTTCTCTTTAATCTTCCTGCTGGCATCCTCTCTTTTATTTATATTCTGATTAGCGCGAGTCGTTGACTCAACAAATTGTTCTTTTTCCTCAATCGATTTATTATCCCACATCTTTTGCGCGGCTTTTTTCATTCTAGCTTTACCCGCGGGTGAATTTCTTTCTTCAATCATGGACTGTCTCACTCTTTCTTTATATTCATCATCAGCCCATAACTCTTTAAATTGAGTACTAATCTTCTCTCTAGCACTTGGTTTTGAATATCTTTTTTTCGATAATTCGCTTGCCAATCCGTCTTTCATTCTTCCACTGGTTATTTCAGCCATCCTTTTAACATATTCATCATATTGCTCAGAATTTTTAAAATTTTCAAATCCCCGTTTTCTAGCTTCAGAAATAGCATTTTTATATTCAACTCCTCTTTCTTGTAAACTGGGCTTCATAAAATTCAATGTACGTTGTAACTCATTTCTATTATAAGCTAAAAATAATAGCATATGTGCTTCACAATGATCATTATATTTCAACCTTACCGTATGATCATTCTCCTTTATACACCTGGGCAATATATGGTGATCTTCGCAATAAAACTCATCACCATGATATTCGTTTTCGTATATAAATTCAATATATTCATTTAATTTATCTTCATTATCGGGTGTACCGAGATGATTCAATAATAATTCTTTTGCTTTTTCTATTGGTATAAACATAAAGTTATTTATACAAATGGCGTTTTTCAGCGAGTTTTTGTATAATCTCTTCTATACTCATATCTGTAAAGTAGCCTCGTTTTTTATATTCAATAGCTAATTCTCTCAGTGTATATTCTTCATCTGCAGTTAGCTTTAATCCATTTTTCGCATACATCATCGTCCTCTGTTATATTCTTAGCGTATTTAAAGGAACCATTAGTTAGTATTACTTTATCATTATGATCCAAACTCACACTTAAATTTCCAAAATGGAGTGTGATATTACTATTCTCTTTTTCGGTGAGTGTACGAATCTTTTCTCTTTCTTCAGCATTAACTGAGCCAGATACAAAGAATACTTTTCTCTTTCCTGCTCTATCTCTTATCTGCTTGAATAGAGGTTCCCCGTGTTTCTTCACGAGATTATAGAGAACCAAGGTATTACCTGTTTGATCCAGAGCCAGATTAGTAATGAATCGATTTCGTTTCTCGTGTGATACAATGAAGTCGATTTCATCTTGATATTTCTGTTTACCAAATGCTTTTCGAACTTCATCACTATATTTAAGAACAAGAGACTGAATCTTCAAATCAGCAAGAGTATCAGAATCAATTAGAGTTTGTGTCGTGGTTACTTTATACACAGGCCCAAAGTTACCAATCAAAGTCAACTCATTCACCTGTCCTCCATCAAGAGTACCAGTTGTTCCGATTCTCATCTCAGCATGAATCAATCGATTCATAATCGTTGTGAGAGACTTTGCTTTAAATGTATGTGCTTCATCTCCAATGATACATCCAAACTGTTCAAACCATTGTTGAGGTAATTTAATAGCACTCTGCCATGTAGTGATAACAACTGATTGATCAAATGTCTTTTCTTTACCAGAATAGATTCTGTGCACATCTTCTTCTACATCGAAGTCAGAATCATTAGTTGAATAATCCGCAAAGTCTTTATACATCTGTTCAACCAGTGAAGTGGTTGGAACAACAATGATGACTTTCTTATTAAGCTCTTCTTGAAGATAGTAACGAATCAGCATGTAAATGATAAGAGACTTACCAGAACCAGTTGGAGATACTAGAATTGCTTTTCCATTCTCTGTTGCAAATTCAAATGCTTTCTTCTGATAATCTCTTGCCTCAATCTCTTTTCCTCCAGAGCACAATGGCAAGGAATCAATATAGGATTCATCATAAGAGAATCTGTTTTCAATCTCATTCGAAAGATTTACTTGATAACCCCGATCTTTTGCGAATTGAAGAACTTCATTTAATAGACCATAAGGAATGGTACTATTCATACGATTATACAATCTGATTTTGCCATCCCAGAGTTTGTTCTTATAGCTCGGCATCCATTTATAACCATCTGCAAAGAAAGTGAAATACTCCCCCAGTTCCATTAAGATACCAGAATCATCCGAAGTGATGTAAAGCAATGCTTCGTTCTTTTTATTAATTGAAATCATCAAATTCTTCTTTACTCACTATATCAAATTCATTATAATAGATTTAATCGAAACGACATCTAACTAGAATTGTTTGTCAAATACCAGAAGTAAATTTGCGGAAGTCGATAATATTCTTGATGTGTGTATGCCTCCAGCGAATATTACCCATAATCTCTTCCAGAGAGTCAATGATTGATTTCTGATATTCAATCGCAGATCTGGCTTTAACTATATCTGCATCCGTACTATAATACATTTCCATTTCAGATTTAAGAGGCTTAGTCATACCTTGGAAAGGATCATAAGCCCAGCCTCTTTTATCCATCTCGGCTTGAGTCATCTTTCCTGTATAATAGAGCCACTTATCTTTACGAATCTGCTCTAGTTCCATCTCTTTCTTCCTCAGTTGCAACTTGGATAATGTGAATATCTCAAGGTATTTAGCGTGCAACTTTGATGTTTCAATAGTTACATCATCTAAAGCATGCTCATCGATTACTGAATCTTTCTTCCAAGATTCAAGGATATCATTTAAACTCATCATAATATAGTTTTATTTATAGGATTTTAAAATAGTCGTATCTAAACGTCACATCAGCTTGTAGATATTCCACGTCAGTAGCCTGTGTGCTAAACTCTAATCCACTAACACTAGTCGGAAATAGATTAGTGAATTGAACCTTATTGTTGGGTAAGTTGTGATTGGTGAGAATCATAAGTGTAGCATCATATACAATAGAATCAGTTGCATCTCTATGCTTCATAATCCAATCATAAAGTTCTTTATATACTTTCATATCCTCGTCCATTGCGATTCGAATAGAAAAATCATCGAACGTAACATCACCAGAGACATAACCCTTATACTGTCTATGTGGTGTATCAACTTGACCTAAAGATAAACCTGGAAGTGTTACACTAGTCGCAAAATACTCAAGATTCGATAGAGTGTTTCGATTGATAACTAACTTAAATCCCGTTGGAGAAAGGAAGTTGTAATTGTTTGTTAGATTACTCATATGACTATTTATACACAAAAAAGAAGGGGCCTCTTTCGAGACCCCTTCAAAAAATAATTAATTAAATATTAATTAAGCACCGGAGTACAAGTTAATGTTGCTCACAGTGAAGTTACGGTAGTATGGATTCTGGTTGGCTGTACCAACACCAGCATTAGTTGCAGCTGCACCTTGTACAGTTTCAACGAATGGGTTCTTGGTCATACCATAGCGAGTCTTGAATCCAATCTTAGGTTGGAATGTCTTTTCATCAACTGCACGAACCATAGTAAGTGGTACGTATGGGCAGTAGAAGAGACCAGCGTCATAAGCGTTCGTGCCACGGAAACCAACTGTTACATAATCGGATATAGCATATGGATCAACATATACCTTAATGCGACCATTAAGAACACCAGCGAAGGTGTTACCAGTTGCGTCTACATTAAGATTAGCGGCAAGTGCAGGAGTGTAGTCAAGTTGACCAGCGGCTGCAAGAGCAGAAGCCACGTTGCTGGAGCAGATAATGAAATTACCCTTACCACGGCGTGTTTCAGTTGCAATCTTATTAGCTTCGATTTCGATTTGGAAGATCAAGCTCTTGAACTTCTCAACAGCCCAGCGACCATCTGCATCAGCAGCAAGATCGAAGTCATTGTCAGACGAAGGCGATCCAGGCATGCTGGAAGGTTTAGCCTTAGCATTGATTGTGTTGATAACTTCACGATTGATTTCAGCAAGGATTTCAGTCGAGAGGATGTTAGCCAACTCAGATTCAGCATCGAGACCATGAACAGCTTTCAAGTCTTGAGCAAGCTCCATTGTGTATTCAGCCTTAAGACCACGAGTCTTAGCTTCAACAGCAGCCTTCTCAATAGTGAAGCCCATGTCTTTGAGTGTGGTATCATCACCGTATTCTTCACCAGCACCAACAGACACACCAGCACCATCAACACCAGCCAAACCACTAGGTCCACCAGAGAATGCGGTGTCAGGCTCATCAAGACCAAGTGCTTCTGGATCATTCGTGGTGACTTTACCAGGAGTTTCGACACCATCACTTGCAGTATTGTAACGAGACTTCATTGCGAAGATGAGACCAGTTGGGCCAGACATTGGCTGAACACCGGCTACATCATAAGCGATGAGATTAGGCATTGCACGACGTACAAGAGAGATAAGAACAGGATCGAAATTCTGTACCGAACTAGTTGTTACATTGTTTTCATTAAGGAAACCAGCTTGTGCCTTCTCTTCACGAAGAGCTGTTTCTGTGTTTTCGAGCAACTTAGCTGTTACAGCCTTGCGATACTCGTCTTGGAAAGCAGGAGCGTCCTTATGCTCAAGAACGGGAGCCCACTTTTGGATATCTTTTTCTGCATTAAACATTTTTAATTTCTTTCTATGTTATTGGTTAGTGATATATTATTTTCTGAGAGCTTCAACATACTGTCTCATAGAAGCAGGAAGCTTCTTGAGAGGATCAGCAGCACCCTCGATTACAATTTCTGTTTCTTCTTCAGAAGTTTCTTCTTCCAAAGATTCTTCTTGAGTTTCTTCTTGAGTTTCTTCTTTAGACTCAAAGATTGAACTTTTGACTGTTTGTGCTTTCTTAAAGAAAGTTTCCTTATCAACAAATTCAACATCTTCCAAAATAGTATTGAGACGATGTGATTCTGTTTCGGAAAGGTCTTCGGAGAGAGAAGTCAATACTTCGGCTCTTTCGAATTTCTCAATCTGTTCTTGAAGAGCTTCAATCTCGGTGCGAGCTTCAGAGAGTTCAGTTGCTGTTTCTTCAGCAGCTGTGTTGAGTTCTTCAACAAGGTCTCTCTTTTCAGCTGGAACTTCGATATAGTTCTCAATGAATAGATCTTTAAGTGATGTGATGAAGTTTTCTGCGATTTCTGTACGAAGTGTATTTTCAACTTGCTCAGAATTCTCTTCAACCCAACTTTCAACTACATATGAAAGATAATCATCGATTCTTTCAATGAGGCTTTCACGTAGAGTTTCAACTTCTTCATTCAATTCCGAATTGTATTTTGCTTCAAGGCTCTCTTGAATTTCAAGGGATCTTTCTGCGATTGCTGCTTCAAAAAGAATTGCAGCTTCGGATTTGAAGTCTTCACTAAGAGTGGCTTCATTAGAGATAAGAAGGTCGAGAGCTTCAGAAACCTTTTTCTTGGATTCCATAGCTTCTTCTTCGTCTTCTTCTTCATCTTCGTCTTCGTCTTCAACTTCTTCCTCGTCTTCCTCATCGCCTTCTTCAGACTCTTTTTTGGAGGACTTAGCTTCAGTTACTTCTTCAGATTCAGATTCAGTAGCTTCTTCCATCTCTTCTTCTTCATCTTCTTCTTCATCTTCTTCAGATTCTTCTTCGTCTTCTTCTTCCTTCTTTACGGCTTTCTTTTCGCCAAGGAGAATCGACTTGATAGAATCATCAAAAGACACTTCCTGCTCTTCAGAGACTTCTTCAGGTAAATCCTGTTCAAGCTCTTCATTAGCAGTAAGCTGTTCTTCAGTGACATCTTCAATGATGTCTTCTACTTCTTGTGTTTCTTCTGACATAGCTTTATTTCTATTAATGATTAGAGTTTGGAGAGGAAATCACTAAAGACTCTCTTCTGCGCTTCTGCAAGTTCAGAACTTGATGCCTTTTTAATTTCAGTCTCATATTCTTCAATCTGTTGAGGTTTAAGAACACCATTCTCATAAATCCATTCTACACCTTCCATAATTCCGTTAACGAATGCTTCTGGTGCGGATGGATCTTGAACAATATCTACAGTGGAGAGTATAAAATCACCCTTCACATAAGATTTGCTATTCTTATTTTCAACTGTTCCCATACCACGACTTGAGACACCCAACTTACATCCACCTTCCATAAGTCCTTTCACGATATTACCCATCGGTGTATTCAGAATGAGTGCCTTTCCAACAACATTATTACCTTCCCATTTAAGTTCGGTAATTCTGTGTGAAACTTTATCAAGATTGATTGAGGGGCCTTCTGGGTGATTCAATTCACCAACAGCTCGACCCGTTTCAACTTGTTCCTTAATGTATTTGTTACATGCTGCCTCTAGGACAGACTTCGGATAAATTCTATTATTACGGTTTTGTTTTTCCGCCTGCATAAAGACACCTTCAATGAAGGTATTCTTGTTTCCTTTATCATCAGCTTCTGTGATGAAACTAAGATTTGAATCTAAATGTTCTGTGATTAATTTCATAAATTTTATGAGTCCATTGCGCCAGCTGCATATTCATTTGACCAAATAGCCGCTGCGAATGTTCCTTTTGGAAATGGAGGTTTATCAGAGCCACCTTGTGTTCCGAGTTTATATGCTTTCTTGTATTGTGGGTCTG